CAGAGGTAGTACTCATTATGTACCTGCCTTTGGCTTCGTAGTCTGTGCCGTTGCTGGTGTAGGAGAACTTGCCCCACCTGTACCTGGCACTTCTGTATGTGTATGTCCTGTCAGTGTAACACTCTCATCGCCTGCACTCTTCGCTGTAATCTCTTTTTCACAAGTAGTAGCCTCTGTTACATGCAGTGTACCAGTGATTGTAGTGTTGCCATCTATACTAACAACATCGGATACACTATTAATCTCCACATCTCCTGCGTTATTAATATTAATCGTTGTACCACTCGAGTGCGTTATATTAATTCGGTTATTATTTGGAGTGTTATCATACTCTATTAGATGACCTGCCTCTGTTCTATGTACATGATTTGTGTTACCATTGACATGCGCCTCTGGTGGAATATCGGATACGCCTCCTGTGCTACTTGTTATGGTCCCTAATATGATAGGATCCTGAGCGCTCTTGCCATCGCGAAAGAAACCTAGGATCCATGAATCCACCCGGCAACTATGGTTTTTTCCGACCCCTGCAACACTTGCAACGTCATTACCCATCATCACTGTAGCCCATGGTAGTTTATCTGTAGGTAATACTCCCTTGTCAGTTGTATGGTAACCAATGCACCTAACACGTACTCTATTCATGTATAATGGATCACTTACATCTTCTACTATACCTGTAAACCATACAAAGTTGTTATCTGGTGATATGAATTGATCTTCTTTACGGTTAATCATTACTCTGTCTCTCCATTCATGTCCATTATATAAGAATCTTTATTGCAATATACGGTCATTTGATACTCTTCGTCAAAAGAATGTTCTATTTGTGTTACAATATGTCTACCGCTTAGCATTTTATCCATCTTTATGTTACCTTTTATTTCACTAGGATCTTGTGTACGAGGAATCTCAAGGTATATGATACTACCAACTGTCAGATTTAGATCGCCAGCCAATTGAATCCGTTGCGTTAATGCATCTAATCCTTGTAGCGTAGCCTGTTGATTCAATAGTGTTGGTGATGATGCGTTTGAATAGTTATTTGATTGAAACGCTTTACTATTAGATGATACATAATGATGATGTGAATCAGTGGCTTCTTTTAATAATACGGATCCAAAGGTAGATGCATCGGCGTAGACCGAATGTTCATTTAAACGTGTTGCATTATCGTCTGCTTTCATCACAGAAGTTGTTACTGTCTTTGTCGCAATATCGATATCTGTTAATGTAGAGGAATAACCGCCGGAAGCCAGTGTTGCAAGTTGCGATAGATCTAAATCAGATGAAAGTTTACGGATTTTCTTTCGTGCTTCTTCATAATACTCTTCGTCTCCTACCTGTGATTTAAAGTATGGAAAATGATTATAGGTATCGTACACTTCGTCATTCAACAAAGATGCATATGAACGTAGACTAACACCATCTTTTGCGGTCTCAAAAAAGAAATATGGTGTTCCTTTATCGAATGTATTACGCATTAACCAGGATATCGCCTCTAATGGATGTAATCTAGGGTATATACCTTCAACAGTATTCTTTGAATCTGTCTCTATGATATGTGTTCGTGCTACTCCAGCGTCTCGTATCAACTCTTTAATAGATGATGCAAGTGTTCCTCCAAAGGGTTTTACCATTCGTTTTGTATGTGAAATGTACATGTGTTCAGAGAATGCTTCTATCTCATATACCTGTAACCCTGGCTTAGGTTTAGAATGATTGTAGATTTCTGCAATAAACACTGAGAAATTGAATTGCTTTTTCTCATTATCACTTAAAGAAGTATGCGTTACACCTAATATAAGCTCTTCACTACCTGTTATCTTTGCAGCTTCAAGGAATGAAACCCCATCTGCAATCACTAGATTAACTGTAATAGACGATTGATAGAGTGATTCTAGGACAGTAAATGAATCGACAAGATCGATTATATTGAATTCCTTACCGCTATTTGATACAATTGTTGCAGTCTTTAACTGATATGAAGAGGGTATAATACTCTTGTTTGTACCTGATTGTATGAAATGTTGATTACTCATTAATCATAGTCTCAAAATCTTCTACGAATCTATCGATATATTGTGGAGATATGACACGTATACTAGATCTTTTCTCGTTTAAATCAAATATAAATGATTGATTGGATTGGTATGTAATATCGTTTATAGATGTACCACCGTTAACATATACACCATTGTCTGTTGGCCTTTTATCTGGATCATTAGTTAAATGCCAATGATGTGGTGCATCTCTATAGGGATATACTTTAAATGTAGCAACACTGTCATTAGAAAGATTGCCAGTAATTATTTCTGAATTGTTAGATACAAGGTCAGGATCACCAACAAATGTACCTGTTATGTCTTTTATTACTAATTGATTAAGGTCAATATCCTTTTTAATTAATGTACCTGTTGGAATAGGAGGTTGGCCACTAGCATTACCGCGATTAAGTATGTTAGCTTGGCCAGTGATTGTTTCGTTTAATCTAAATCTACCTGCAAGTGAGTTGTCAAACGTTGTTACACCAAGGTCAGTATTGGTATTTGTGACAGGGTTTGTTGTAATCGCAATACCGCTATATTCTTCTTGAAGGTAATCTTCCATTACACTACGGCTCATTGGCCATGCTCTCATGCCATCATGCAACATTTCGTTAATTATAAAGAATGTCCAATAGTATTCTGGTGTATTATATAACCTTTGAGATACAATGTCTGGCCTTTCACCATCTTTAATGTTATAGTTTAGATATAATGAAGGGTTATCAATACTTGAGCCTTCAATTCTAACTGATCGATATATGTCAACTACCTGTTGTATGATACCATCACGGTTAAAATCATAGCTTTGTGTTGGAAATTGTTTAAAGAATGACATGTTTATTTACCTCGTATCTGATCGTATCCTTCACCTGTACCATATAGGTCATCACGTGTAAGGTTCTTTGTTTCCTGGAACGATAATGCAATAGAGGTTTCAACCGGTGCACCATCTGCATGGAATATATTTGCAGTTTCATTATATGAAGTTGTTGCATTTACCAAATAACAATCTTGAATAAATGGTAAAAATTTAGATTCATCTGAACCTGATGTATAGAATCGAATCTTAAATGTTGGTGGATACTGCAATGCAAACACTCCTAACTTCTTAGGGTATAGATTCTTTCTGAAAAAGTTTTCAATCTGTCGTGCTTCTTCAGCTTCATCTGCAGATTCTGATACTAATTTAAATGTAAATGCAAATGTACGAACAGTTGTAGATTGAAATGCAATATTTGTAAACGGATTAGATACAATACCTTTTTCTAAACCAGCAGTTGTTGAAAATGCTTCTGCAGTTCCGCCTTTACCTTTAAGTAGATTCAGCCCACCGATTGCAATATCAGCGTCAGTCATTTCAGCTTCTCCAGTACCTGCAGATTTTGCTGCACCAATTGCACCGAGATCTACCGATGTATAACCAGCAGAATCAGGTACTGATATACCAGTTGGCATATAGAGATGTACCTTTCCACCTCCTTCAGGATTATCTTTAGGAAACACCTGAAAAGACATATGAGCTGCAGTGCCGTCATCGATCTGCTTTCTTAAATGTTTTGGAAACGTTAAAATTTTCATGTTTTTATCCGTATAAATAGTAGTAAATAACTTATTTGGTATATCTATTTATATGGCTTACAAGGGTAAATACACAGTAAAGAACAAATCAAAGTACATTGGTGATTCAACCAAGGTAACATATCGCTCTATGTGGGAACGACAGGCCATGAAATGGTGTGAAAGCAATCCTAGAATAGTAAAATGGAACAGTGAAGAGGTTGTTATACCCTATAAGTGCAAGACAGATCAGAAACTACATCGTTACTTTATAGATCTTTTCATTGAAATGGACAATGGTGAATGTATATTGGTTGAAATAAAGCCAAAGAAACATACTGTTGCACCTAAGAAACAAAGAAAAACAAAGAAGTATATCAACGAGGTCACGACCTATATCAAAAATACATCCAAATGGACTGCAGCTGATAAGTTTGCACAAAGAAAAGGATGGAAATTTCAGGTATGGACTGAGGACACTTTAAAGAATTTAGGCATAAAACTACTAAAGAATTGATATAAATAGTATTATGGCTAGTTTATTTAACACATTACAAACAGGTGCATTTAGAGCAGGAGTTCAAGCAAGGACCAGAAAATCGAGTCAATGGTTTGAACGTAAGGTAAAAGAATTAGGAGATGTATCACCAAGGACGGTCCTTAAAGATAAAGCCTTAGACCCTACAACAAAGCCACAGATTGGCGATATGATGATGTACTTTTATGATCCTAAGACCAAAGCAACCCTACCATATTACGATAGATTCCCTCTAACTATTATGGTACAACCAGCTAAAGGTGGATTTCATGGGTTAAACTTACACTATCTTTCACCAAGAGTAAGAGCACAATTCCTTGATGAGTTGATGGAATTAGCACCAAAGAAAATGACAGACAGTACTCGTTTAACCAAAATGAGGTATAAACTACTGACTGGTGTTGCAAAATACAAAGAGTTTCAACCATGTTATAAACATTATCTGATGGGTCATGTTGCATCTAGGATGTCAAGAGTGCCAATGCCAGAGTGGGAAATCGCAGTATTCTTACCAACTGAACAGTTTATGAAAGTTAAGAAAGAATCAGTATGGAGATACTCAAGGAAACAATACGCAGGATAATATATGTCAATAGATCAATTAAAGGCTACAATAAGTAAAAAAGGTGGATTATCACAGGCCAATAGGTTTAATGTAATGTTCACACCCCCACAAGGATCTCTTTTAAATAGTGACCCTGCTACTCTTATTGGTGGCTTGGCTTCTGGTGGTGGACTCTCAAACATTGTAAATGATCCTAGGGATATATCACTCCTTGCAGAATCAGTTAATCTACCAAGCTCACAGATAACTACACTTGACCATATTGCAGAAAGACAAAGCGTTAAGATACCATACGCAGTAATACAAGAAGAAGTCACTATGACATTCTTGCTTACCAATGATTATTATATTAAGAACCTGTTTGATAAATGGGGTCAATCAATTATTGACCTGGAAACATACAGAGTGGCTTATAAAAAAGATATTGTTACAGATGTTGTAATACAGCAACTGAACAAACAGAACATTCCTATTTATGGAGTGAAGTTGGAAAATGCATTCCCAACAACAATTGGAGGTGTTGCTCTTTCAAACGAAACGGCTGACACACCAAACAAACTGACCGTGACATTTTCATACGATAAATATATTGTAGAAGATGGGTTAACAAGTGCTATATCCGGAGCCGGTGCTGCACTTGGATTATAATTTATATTAGGAGAAATATATAATGGCTTTACCAAAACTGAATAGTTCTAGGTATGAAACAATAGTTCCATCCACAGGACAAACTATAGAATACAGACCATACTTGGTTAAAGAGGAAAAGATCTTAATGATTGCACTAGAATCTAAAGATCAACAACAAGTATTAAGATCTGTAAAAGATGTGATTAAGGCGTGTGTACTTGATGATATTAATATGGAAAAACTGGCTATATTTGATATAGAAAGTTTATTCCTAAGCTTAAGAGCTAAATCTGTAGGAGAAATTGTATCACTTAACTCTAAATGCAGTGAATGTGGAACAGTAAACCCCTACACAATTAACTTAAGCGATATACAACCACCTGAAGTTAACACAAACAGGATGGTAGAATTAACTGATACAATTAGTGTTAAGTTTAATTACCCTAAGGCAGCTGATTTAGAGAAATTTAAAGAAGGTGAATTAGAAACTGTTGATGGTGCTTTTAAATTAATTAAAAGTTGTATTGATGGTATATATGACGATGATAAAGTTTACCCAGCTAAAGATGAAACGGATAAGTCGTTAACAGAATTTTTAGATGGATTAAACAATGTGCAATTTGGTGCACTTACAGAGTTCTTTGAAAATCTACCGGTGTTAAAACACACGATAGAATTTAATTGCGTTAAGTGCGATAAGAAGAACGAAATCGAGTTGAGAGGACTGCAGAGTTTTTTTACATAAGCCTCTCTCACGATAGTTTAGTAAACCATTATAAAACTAACTTCGCGATGATGCAACATCACGGATATAGGTTAAGTGAACTTGACGACATGGTACCGTGGGAACGAGAGATATATGTCGCTCTCCTACAGGAACATATTAAAGAAGAGAACGAAAGGTTGCAAAAAGAGCAACAAAAAAGGAATCGATAATGGAAGAAGAAATTAAGAAATCTGGCCATCATCCCGCCGATGTAAATGGCGATGGATATGTTACGCCAAATGAACAGGAAATGTATTTAGAATTTAAGCGTAAAGAGCTTGAAGATCAAGATGCAATGAGAGACGCTCAAAGAAAAATGGCATGGTTCTCTCTAGGTGGTATGTTACTATACCCATTTGCTGTAGTACTAGCATCGCTAGCTGGATTAGATGAAGCACAAAAAACTCTTGGAAGTATGGCTCCAACATATTTTGTAGCTGTTGCAGGTATTGTTGCAGCGTTCTTTGGTGCACAGGCTTACGCTAAAAAATAGGAATAAAAAATGGCAGAAGATACCGGTAAAACAGTTCCAGGATTATTAACCGAAGTTGTTAAAAAACTAGAAGAGGTTGATAAGACTCAAGAGACTACTGATAAATCCATTAAGGACGAATCAACTAAGCAACAAGCTTTGTTACAGGTAGGTTTAAACATGAATGCTGATCAGGTTGCTGCAGCTGAAGCGTTAACCGTTGCTTCTGAAAAAAGTGTACAAATCCAAGATCAAGTTAGAGATGCAGACCTTGCTAAAAAGGGTAAAGATGCAGAAAACGATAGAGAATCTGGAAATATCTTTAGCAAAATGCTTGATTACCTTGAAGGTATATTCGATAACACTATTCCTAAAGCTGAAAATATTACATTCGATGGAATAGGCCAGGCCGCTGGTGGATTTATTGCAGCTATTGGTGGTGCACTTATTGGATTAGGCGTAGGTATTGCAGCTGGTCTTTTAGGTAATGTCAAATTAATTCTTGGTGGTTTTACCAAAGTACTTAAACTTGGATTTACTAAACTTGGTGCTTCTTTGGCCAAAGCTTTTCCTAAAACAGCCAATCTATTAAAAGGTATTAGAGCTTCTATTAGTGCTGCTGCTAAAACATTTAAAAACTTCTTTAAAGATATACCTAAAGCCTTTAAAGCTGGATTTGCTGGTTTAAAAACATTTAGAACTTCAGTAGGTCAGTTTGGTAAGTTAGGATTCTTTGGTAAGTTAGGTGCTCTCTTAGGTAAAGGAGTTACAGCACTTAAAGCTGTAGGTAAATTCACTGGTATTACTAAAGGATTTGCAGCTATTAAAAATGCATTTACATCATTTAAAGGCGCTGTCGGTGGTATTTCCAAGGGTTCTAAACTACTTGATCCTATAAAGAAATTTCTTAAACCTATAACATCAATATTTAAAACATTCTTTACAGCGTTTAAATCATTTGGTAGTGTTATTGGTAGACTATTCCTACCAATACAAATTATAATGGGTATTGTTGATACTGTTAAAGGTGCTATTAAAGGGTTTACAGAACAAGAAGGTGG